AAAAATAAGAAGTCTATCTCAGAAACAGAAAAAGCATGGGGTGTTCTTGACGAACAAATTAGTGATGTAAAGACGCAAATCAATGAGTATAAAGAAATCTCTAATGATATCAGAGATAATTATTCTGCCATTGATAAGAACAATGGAATCATTAATCATATCAATCGTCAGATTAAAGATCTTGAGAATGAGATCGGGTCTATCATTGATAGTAAGAACAACTCTAGTAAAGAACAGGAGCAGTTAAGTGAACTACAAGAGCAAAAAGTAAAGCATGAGCAAGTATTGTTCTTGCACAAGGAGAACAAAGATTACTTTAATGTTGCTGCTAACCTGCTGAAGGACACTGGTATCAAGACCAGGATCATTAAACGATACCTGCCAGTGATGAACAAACTCATCAATCAGTACCTGCAGCAGATGGATTTCTTTGTGAACTTCACGTTGAGCGAGAGTTTTGAGGAAACCATTAAGTCTCGTTATCGGGATGATTTTAGTTACTCATCATTCTCTGAGGGTGAGAAGTCTCGCATTGACATCGCTCTTATGCTAACCTGGAGGTCAGTTGCAAAACTGAAGAACAGTGTTGACACCAACCTTCTTATCCTTGACGAGATCTTTGACAGTTCACTTGACAGCACGGGCACTGATGAGTTATCATATATCTTGAGAAACTTTACCAACGACCTCAATCTGTTTATTATCTCGCATCGAGAGCACATGGTCGAGAAGTTCGATCGTGTTCTCAAATTTGACAAAGTGAAAAATTTTAGTAAAATGGAGGAATTGACCAATGGCGACTGAGGGTAACGCAGACTTTGATCTAGACCTTTCTGGCATCCCGCAAATTAATTTGGATGCATCTCACTTCTGGAAGTATGAAGAAGATATCGTACTCAAAGAAGTTCGTGACTATTTGTCGGGAACATATCGCTCTCACTACACATCTCAAGAGTCTAAAACTCAGACTCTTGATCTGATTGAAAGCATCGGTGATGCAGAACCATTCTGCCGTTCTAATGCAATTAAATACCTTTCCCGATTCGGTAAGAAAGGTGGTAAGTCCAAGATGGACATTCTAAAAGCAATTCATTATTGCATTCTTCTTTGCCATTTCTCTGGCGTCCTTAACAACAAAAGTGATTATCCCCAATGAGTATGAAACTGTCTAATGATACAATTGAAATTCTGAAGAATTTCTCTCAGATTAATCAGTCTATTGCTGTAGAGGCAGGACATAAACTTCGCACTTTCTCTGTCGCAGAGAACATTCTTGCGGAAGCAAATGTCACTGAGGCATTCCCTCAAGACTTTGCCATCTATGACTTGAGTGAATTCCTCGGTAATATGTCATTGATGGTTGGTGCTGACATGCAGTTCGGTGCTGAGCATCATGTGAAAATCACTGACAGTCGTTCTTCCATGAAGTATTTCTTTGCTGACCCTAGTCTGATTAAGAAAGCACCAGAAGATAATCCTAAGATTCCTTCTGCTGATGTCAGTTTTACTTTGACTGAAGAAGACCGTGCTCGTTTGATTCGTATGGCAGCAGTCAACAATCTCCCTGATCTTTCTGTTGTTGGTGATGGTGAGATGATCTCTGTGGTTGTTCGCGACAAAGAGAACGACACTTCAAATACTTACTCTGTGAATGTCGGTGTTACTGACGATGAGTTTGTACTCAATATGAAGGTCGAGAACCTGAAGATCTTCAAAGGAGATTATAAGGTCACTATGTCAAAGCGCCTGATTAGTTGCTTCCAGCATGAGAAGATGCCTCTGACCTACTGGATTGCACTTGAACCCGATTCTAACTGAAACTTTTTTACATTATGAATGACCAGTATCTGTGGGTGGAGAAATACCGCCCTCGTAAGATTGACGATTGTATTCTGCCTGACAGTATCAAACGTGATCTTAAGCAACAGGTTGCTGCTGGTGAGTTGAATAACCTTCTGCTTGCTGGTCCTCCTGGTGTAGGTAAAACCACTGCCGCTAAGGCATTGTGCGAAGAACTAGGACTATCTTATATTGTTATTAATGGATCCGATGAAGGACGATTTCTGGACACGGTACGCAACACAGCAAAAAACTTTGCGACGACCGTCTCTCTTCAAGGCAGCAAGCACAAAGTCATCATCATTGATGAGGCAGATAACACAGGCAACGACGTACAACTCCTCCTACGGAGTTCTATTGAGGCATATCATAGCAACTGCCGATTCATCTTCACCTGCAACTACAAAAACAAAATCATTGACCCTATCCAATCACGATGTTCAGTCATTGATTTTGCATTCAAAGGAAAAGAAAAGGCAGCTATTGCGGGGCAATTTTTCAACCGTGTCAGGACTATACTTGAGGGTGAAAATGTTGCGTATGATCCTAAGGTTGTTGCAGAACTGATTCAGAATCACTTCCCTGACTGGCGTCGTGTACTGAATCAACTTCAGAAGTATGGTAATACTGGTAACATTGATACTGGTATTCTTGCTGAGATTACAGATATTAATCTCAAAGGACTCACTGATGCTTTGAAGAATAAAGAGTTTGGTGTTGTCCGTAAGTGGGTTGTCGCAAATCTGGATAATGATTTCAACATGGTTATCCATCGCATCTACGAAGCAATGTATGATGTTCTTGTTCCTTCCACTATTCCTATGGCAGTCTTGGTAATTGCTAAATATCAGTATCAGGCGGCATTTGCTGCTGATCAGGAGATCAATCTTCTTGCATGTTTGACCGAAATCATGATGGAATGTCAGTTCAAATGAACTTAAATTTCTTAGATGAGTATTGGAACATTGTTGGTTCCGAGCAAGGTACGCAAGCAATTCGGCAGAACAAGCATTTTGAACCTCTCACCAAGTTGCTGTTGGAAACCAATAACTCGGGTATTCCTGAGGATAAAATTCCAGTCAAATATAGACCTTGGAAAAAATGGGACTTGCATTTTCCTTCACTGGTTACTGCTCTTGAATACAAAAGCATTACTTCAAAGAGTATTGAAAAATGTAAGTATCTTCGTGTAGAAGAAGCACTAGGTTCTGCGATTGATTTAAAAAAGCAAAACAGTAATTATCGTTTGGGATTTTTATTGGTATTTGCTTTTCCGTTTGAAAATGATAGAATAATTAATGCCAGAGATTATATGTTAGATGCTTTCAATAACATGGTTGATGATGGTATCTATGATTTTTTCTGTCCATTGCAAACTAGTTCCATTGGTAATCATTGTGAACTTTCTAAGACCAATACCTTTCAAAAATTTTTGAGTGAAATTAAATGAATGTAAAACTGATTCGTATGTCCTCTGGCGAGGACTTGATTACTGAAGTGGTAGATAGCACTGACAGTACTATCACTGTGAAGAACGCTATTGTTGGTGTTCCATCCTCTCAAGGAACTTTGACTTTCGTTGCATGGTCTCCGATGCTGAGTAAGGATGTTAAAGAGATTGAAGTGCAATCTAAGTTTGTAGTTTATGTCTCTGAACCTGATCAGCAGATTATTGATCAGTATGAGCAAATGTATTCGCCAATTGCTACACCCGAAAAGAAAAAACTTATTCTTTGATGCCAGTAAAGACTAATCCTCAGAACGTAAAGGAAGCACATGAAGCACTCTTCTATGCCTCCATGAACCTACCCGCTGCTGCTGCCCATTGTGGCATGACAGTAAAGCAACTGAAATTAACCTTTTGGGAATACCTTAAATATCATGAACCAACGTTTGAATCGTAACATCAAATCTCTAGATAATTTTGGTTATTATTCGGGAAGAGTTCCGAAAAATGATCTAGATAAAATTAAAGAATGGTGTGAAGAAAATAAGCACAATAAACAAAGTAAACTGAAAGACTATAATAAAGATTTAGCTGGATTTGTTCAGAGTGAATATTTGTTGGATGAAGAGTGTAAAGATTTAGTTCTACCATATATTTACGATGGTGCTCGTTCTTTATTTGAGCAACCTTCAATGCAATGGAAGAACAAAAGTTCTTGGGTAAATTATCAAAAGAAGTATGAAGTAAATCCACTTCATAATCATGCAGGGTTGTTGAGTTATGTCATGTGGATTAACATCCCATATAATCTTGAGGATGAACTTAATTCTTCTCATGTCAAAAACTCTACATTAAAAAGAAACGCAACTGCCTTCACATTTGTGTATAGTGATATTCATGGCGCACTTAGGCAACAACCTTTTAGATTGGATAAAAGAAGTGAAGGAAAATTTATTGTTTTTCACTCCCAACTATTTCACATGGTGTATCCATTTTACACATCTGATGGTGATAGAATTTCTATTGCTGGAAACATTGAACCAAAAAATTAATTATGAAAGCACTGAAGACTCCTCTTCGTTATCCTGGTGGTAAGTCTCGCGCCACTAAATATCTTCTTCCAAGATTCCCCGAAGGTATTAAAGAATATCGTGAGACATTTTTGGGTGGTGGTAGCGTTGCTATCGCATTCAGTAAGGAGAATCCAGATATTCCTGTTTGGGTCAACGATCTGTATGAACCACTGTACAACTTCTGGTGTGAACTGCGAGATAATTCTGTAGATCTTTCTCGTCGTCTCCAGGAACTTAAGTCCAGGTATCCTGATCAAGCATCAGCGCGTGGACTATTCATTGAAGCAAAAGAACTCGTTAACGATTATGATCAATCCAATCTATCTCGCGCTTGTGCTTTTTACGTTATTAACAAGTGCTCTTTTTCTGGTCTCACTGAGTCCTCATCCTTTAGCAGGCAGGCATCTGACTCCAACTTCTCGATGTCTGGAATTGAGAAACTAAAAGGTTATAGTTATATCATTCGCAACTGGAAGATTACTAACTGGTCATATGAAGGACTTCTTACTGATGATAAAAGTACTTTTATCTATCATGACCCTCCATATGACATTAAAGATAACCTCTATGGCAAGAAGGGAGATCTTCATAAGCGGTTTGATCATGATCAGTTTGC